GCCTCGGTTGTCTTCCGGTATCCGGATGAGTTCCTCGGCAAAGAAGCCATATCGTTTCGATATGACTGTATCGTCTTCAGAGACCTGAAGACCGAAATGAGACACAGTTTTCTCATATAATTCCAATGCCAGTTCGGCATTGTTCGTAAGTGTAATGTGGTCGTCACCGACCACTGCGGATACGGCCATGGTAGCCAGGCCTATCCTGATAACTGCAAATAGATTCGCCATCGTGAGAATCACCTTGCAGCCTGAGTCGCCCATAAATGTGGCGCATGAAGTATCTCCTTCCCAGAAGAACTTTCCAGCACGGAACTTAACGTGCCTCGACGTCGTAAGACATCGAATCAATAATTCAGAATACCAGTTCGGTATTTTGAGGATCCTATGAGCCATCCTAAGGAGGGCTTCAGTAGCGGACCAAAATAAATGATCTGTCGCTTCAGACAGATCCGTCGACAGCATGGCTAACTCTGCTTGTTCGAATATCCAGGCCAGATCCGGCCTGGATGCGGTCAATGACCTGACGAAGGCCCATCCGTGCCTTCCTTCTGTAATCCCTGCCCTTGCGGCGGGATACTCTTGTAAAACCTTGAGCCACATGTGTGACCAAGGAGAAAGTACGCATCCGTGTGAGAATGCGTTTACTGTAATGATGCGGGATTTTGCGCCGCCTTCATTCACGGAAGATGCTCTGACTTGCATCCTCTCGTTAAAATTATCCCTCATATCTCGGAGGGAATAATGGAATAGAGCTTCCCCAGGTTGCCTGCGGGACTCTACACACTCAAGGAGATCTAATCCGGTCTCCAAGTCTACCTTCTGATAAGAAGGTGTTTGAAGTAGCCTTTTTGCAAAGGCTAGCTTTCCTCCTTTTGCCTTTGGCATTTCCAAACAGGCGGAGGTAGAGATTGAAATCCTAGCATGAGCTCGGATTTTCTTTAAACTTTGCGGTGCAACCGCAAGTGTTTCTTCCAGAGTACTGAGATTGTACTCTGTATGTGACCTTGGATCCTCCTGGGTCACATTCTTAACCCACTTCTTAGCTGAATCTTCAACTAAAGAAGGTGTGGGTATTCCCATTGCACGACCCTGACAAAAGGTCGTGACTCGATAAGCTGCTTCGTCCTCACTTGAATTTCCAGTGAGGCACAGGTTTGCCCAGCTATAGAGAAACGTAGTTTCTCTTCTTGGCTTAGGCATAGCCCTCCCGCAAAGGAAGGCTTGTCTTACCCTTTTCAGGTAAGACTTCATGGTCTTTTGGAACTTACTGTTATTCAGTAGGTTCGAGATAATAGAGACATTCAACATGTCTATATCGTGGTAATCGATTCGATCACCAACTGCAAGTAATGCGGCCATTACTCTACCTTCTGCGTTCTGCAGAAGGTTTGACAACTTCTGGAAATCATCAGGAGTGTCACACATACTATATAGTTTGTATTTATAGACTGGTTTCAATTTCTTGAACCAGTAGAGTTTCCTGAGAAGAAACCGTCTTATTCCCGGCGTAAGCTGGGAAGCATAAGACCAGCCGCCCCCACTCGGGGCGTGCATATATTTATTGCCACGTAAAACGTGTTGCAAATAGTCATTCGGTATTGCACCGAAGAGCGTGAATCCCGTCTGATCAACGTGGAATTCAACCATAGCTTCCTCCTTACGGAGGACAGCAAAAGCATTCTTCGCTACCGCGAAGAAGTCTACAAAGGTCTCCTTACGGAGACCTAGGGTTTTGTCGGACCAACCGGCTCTACAAAGTCTTGTAGTAAGCGGTGGTACTGACATCTGCGACAATTGTCG